GTTTCCCAGTCACGATCAGCAAGGGAAAACATCCGAGTGATACTTCTCAAACCACGGCATACCGATACCAGGCTTAAGCGACATGTGGCAAAACTCAGGAACAAAATCTATAATCTCTCCAGTATCCGCAGAAACTCGCCGATAATGATCAACAGCACGATCACCAGTAACCTTCTTAACGACGTAGCGAGCAACGTACGCAGCAGACTCAAAAGAAACTTCGCCAAGCGACGAGAAGCCATGCTCCCAATATCTTTCAAGGGATGGCGACGTATATAGATCAAAACCAGAAGCGAGACGACGGTATAAAACACGATCGTCAAATCCAACACCGAAGAGACACGCATGGAAATGAGGTCTCCAATTCTCTTCACCATACTCACCAGCCATAAAATAACGGAGCTTATGACCGGCCTTACGAAGCCGCTTAATAAACAGCTGAAAATGCCGATAGTCTAGCGAACCACTCTCCGGCAAATGCTCTTTATCATACGTCAACGTAACAAAAACATTACGCTCATGCATCTGAGCTTCATGAACACAACGAAGCGCCCACTCCGCAGAACGCTTCAAACGACACCCAATACACTGTCCACACGGCAGCTTAAGCTCACGCCTAATATTGCCGCGCTCAGCAAAAACAACCTCCCCAGACTCGAGTTGCCAAGCCTGGAGAGGGTAGTAGCAACGCACCAGAGCTCCTTAGAGCCTGATACCGCCACGCATCGGGGCACCGGACATATTGGCGGCCTTCGTCCGCCGAACGTTCTTCCGGAACCGACCAGCACTCCGACGCTTACTCACAGCTTGACGCTTCAACGGTCGCATAACGCTTACCTCACAACCGCACCATGCGGCGAAGACAGTCTACACGAAAGGGTGTCACCTAGCACAGTTACATCAAGTAAAGAACTGTGCTCGCTCACCGCGTAAACAACCGTTCACTAAAATGAACGGTTTGTCCATTATACCACACCGCCGACCGGAAATACACCGCCAAATGGCTATTGACAACCGGCGGCTAAAGCGTATAATAACAATTGTTCCACGTGGAACAATCAACCTAACGGAGTTAAACATCATGTCGAATCTGCACACGATTCTCGAACGACTGAAGAAAAACCTCGAACGGCAACAAGCCGTCGCGGACCAAACGCGCAAAGAGATCACCGATCTAGAGGCGCTTCTCAACAAAGACCAAAACACTCTTCCGCTCGACAATGCGCGTAAGAAATAGAATACCCATCGGGTACAAACAAACCAGCATACACCGATGGTGGACCTGGTGCGGCATCAACAGCGCAATCAAACTCTGCCAGCGCCGAAACTACTACTTCAAGCGACTGGACTAAAAAAGAGGGGGGCTTTCGCCCCCCTCTCTTCACTCCTCAACACGAGGATTAATCACCTCCACCTTAATCGGCACTGGCTCCGGCGGAGCCACCCGAGGATCAGCCAAGCCAAGCCGCACAAGCTCGTCCGCATTCGCCGCATCACTCGCAAACTCCACAAACTGCTGCGGATCGTTACCGAACCGCGCACGAACATCCGGCTCCAACGCCATAAACGCATCACGAGCGGTATTAACCGCATTCATCGCGTCCTGGAAATCAAAAATACCAACAAAGTCTTGGAACACCGGCGCACGCAATCCTTGCGGCATCGAATAACCAATATTGAAACGCTTCACCAACACGTTGATATCAGCCTCATCTTTCATCGACTGCTGAGTCAACGACGCATCCAAACACTTAAACCCCGTATCGTCCGACGCCTTGTCCACATCATACGCACCAGGCGCGCGCGGCTTAGCATGAGCATTCCAATTAACCACAGCCGCCGCCAGACCAAGCGCCGACCGACCTTCTTCCAAACCATCCATCTTCACTCTCCTTTAAACAACTCACGAACCTTATTAAACACACCAGGCGTAGTCGCCCACCAAGGCAAATTCGAAACCGCACTATAACCAGCACGCGCAATCGAACCAACAACACCACCAGCCTGAGCCAAAGGGCCCATCATATTCTGCAACTCGGCTTCATTACGCTGACGCGGAATATCCAACTCCTTCCGCAACTCATCACTCTTCGTAATCGCCACAATCGCATCCATCGTACGCGCCTTAGTCTCCGCATCCAAACTCTCCACCAACGCACGCGCACGCGCCATCGCAGCCTGAGCCTCCAAATTACCACTAGCAGCATAAGCCTGCTTAATCTCCGCCAAGATCTTAGGCAACGTCGCACGATTCACCTCCGCCGCCGACGCGGCCTGAGCCGCCGACGACCTCAAGTGCTCCGCACTAGCCACACTTTCCGCTATCTGAGCCGGACCACGAGCCGCCGTCGTGGCGGCAGCACTCGCCTCCGCCATAGACTTCGTCGTGTCCGCCTCAATCTTCTTCTTCTCTGCACGCAAGTTAGCAATCTGCGCAGCCTGAATCTGAGCCTGAATAGCAGAACTAGCACCAGCACGAAAACTCTCCCCCTGACCTCTCCGCGTATTTTCCATCCTCGCGGGAGTATAAGAGGGAGTCGACGCAGCATCCTGATAAGCCAACATCGGATTCAGCCCAGCAGCCTTCAAATCCTCCACACGCCGCTGAATAGCCGTATTCGACATCCGCTCTTCCCAATCGCGCTGCTCACGAGCGAGCGCAGCATTCTGCGCATTCGCTTTCTCCGCACCTGACTGTTCCCTACTGATACCAAACAAACTAGCACCAGCAGAAATAATCGAGGGCAACAATCCCATAAGCGCCATATTAGAAGTGATCGATCAAGCCCGGCACCGAATACATCGGCATCGGACGAGCCGCCCGAATCTTGAAAAACGCATCAAACAAAAAATGCGGCGCAGATGGCACAGCAATCACTCTCGCAACCGGGACGTTCTCAGTAATAAACGTCTCATTAAGAGTCGGCAGCGCCGTAAACTTCTGCGACAAATGCCACGCATCCAAAGTACCCGCAGCAGTAGACCGAAACAGACCCGTGATCTGAGACGGAGTATAACGATACTCTGCCCATCTCTCCTGATAACCAAAAACGTTACCGTCCGCACTACCGCCACTCGTTCCCTGAACATAAATCTCCTGATTCAGGATCGCTTGTTCACCAAGCATCGCAAAAACCGGGAAATAAAAATCGTACCGAGTCGACCGATTCCACATCTTACGAACACCTTGCTGATACGTAAGATCCGCACGCACATTAATCAACCCGATCACATAACCATGCTCTGTAAACGACTGCGAAAAACCATGGTCGGCCAACGCAGTACCGAACGCCGCCAAATTACCCAACGGAGTCGTAGTACCAGACGCACCAGTACCACCCGTTTGAGCAATCGGATTGATACTCACATACGTCCGACCGCCACCAAGATACTCCGGACGCTGCAACCGCGCATCAGGTGAAACAACACCAAAATGCGCCCGCACCAACTCCGTATACCGCGTACCACCACGCATATCGCGTTCTAACAACTTCTGAATCTGAAACGCCTGTCTCAACTGATTAATCGTGGTCGCAGTAGCAGTAGAAAGATCAGCCACCAAATTAGGGGCATCCCACCCAAGCGAACCGATCGCAGTAGTACCACCAACAGTAACGTTAGCTGTACCGGAAGCCACAGCAGTACGAGTAAGACCACCAACAGTCTGAGCCTGAGGAACATTCCAAAACGTGGGAACCGAGTGCGAAGCATTAGGAATAACATTCGCGTTACCCGCCAACGGCAACAACACGGAATTACCCTTCTGCAACAACGGCAACGCCGAAGTAAAATAGTCATGACGCTTCCCACGCGACGACGTCGCAAACAACGCAGGATTATCCGGACCATCACCCATATTCAGGTTATAGGCCGTCACCAAATTCTCATCCCTGAACCATTGATCGAAAATCAGACAGTACGCACGCAGAGGAAGAGACGTATGAGTAAACGTCGAACCACCCGCCATCTGTCCGACCGTGGGCAAACCGAAAAAGTCCTGCAAAGAGCCGACGGTATAACCACCAGCGGGAGACGTAGTCGTGGGCATAACATACGCCGTAGAATCGCCTTTCTGGACTTGCTCGCCCATAAAGCGCTGCCAATTCGTCCAAATCAAACGATTCGGCACAAAGAAGAAAAAACTCTCCAAATACATGTTGTCCATCATCGGAAACAACGGGGTAGCCAAACGCGCAAACGCCGTCATCTTCACAGACCACGTATCACCCGGCAAAATCTCCTCACAGAAAACCGGGATAATCTGACCAGCATTGAACGTCGTCTTATATCCCTTCTCCATATCGAACGACGAACGCGGAATATCCGCACGAGGCACCAAAGCAAAATGCGAAACATCGACACTCTGATTACGAAACATCTTCTCATCTCCAAAAAAAACGGGCCCCGAAGGGCCCAACTTGAAACCAGCAGGATTTAGCCTTTCAACTCCACCGCACGCGCCACCTGCCGGGGCGCATGACTATCAAAACTCCCTGTCTCATCATCAAACGTCCCCAGCTCATAGAGAATAAAATCCTCAGCATGGGTATGCAACGTATTAGGCGCATCCGGCGTCCCAGGACTACGCACAGCAGCACCAAACTCACGGATAGCAGTCTGCTCCGAAACGGAGAAAAACGGCTGACCATACAATTTAGCCGCAGCATCACGAGCAGCAAAAACAAAACGTTTCATTCCAATGTCCTCTTTTTAAACGACAACCGTGCGCGAGCGACCTGCGCGCGCACATCCAAACGCTCCGGCGTCAAATCCGCAACGTTGAACTCTTTAAGCTCCCGAGCACACAACGCATCCTCATGCATTTCATCCGACAGCTTCTCCAACAGCTTATCATAGAAACGAGGAACACGCAACTTACGACCATCATGCCAAACACGATCAGCAGGGAAAACATCCGAGTGATACTTCTCAAACCACGGCATACCGATACCAGGCTCATCGATCGTGACTGGGAAAC